ACGCCTCAAGCAATACGCCAGCCTTGGCAGATGGCACTGGTGCAAAGGGTGATTACTATGTGGTCAGCACAGCAGGAACGCAGACGTTTGGCAGTGTGCAGTTATTCTTTGGCACAGGTGACTGGATAGCCTATAACGGCGCAGTCTGGCAACGAGTTGAGGGCGGTTCTGATGGCAACTTTGCCAATGTAACTCTGACATCAACCGATGCTGGCGCAACAGCCGCACCAACACTCGATTTGTACCGAGACTCAGCAAGCCCAGCCGCCTCAGACACTCTTGGCGAAATTGAATTTAATGGTGAAGATTCAGCGGGTAACAAACAAGCCTATGGTTTGATTCACGGATCTATTCTTAGCCCCACTTCAACTGCTGAACAGGGACAACTTCACTTTGAGACCGCAACTGCTGGTGCATTGACCGAAAAGATGATTATCGGCACAACCAACTTAGTCATCAACGAGATCGGTGCAGTCTTTAACGTGCGGATTGAAGGCGATACAGATGCCAACTTGTTCTACACCGATGCAACAAACAGTCGTGTAGGCATTGGCATTGTAAGTCCAACAGAAAAACTAGATGTTGTTGGCAATATTAAATTGTCAGGCAATGTAATGCCTGCAAGTGGTTTTGGCATCGACTTTGCCGCCACATCAGGCACAGGCACAAGCGAGTTATTGGCTGACTATGAGGAAGGCACTTGGACACCGCTCATGTCTGCCAATGGTGATGGTGCAGATAATTGGACTTCATCTTCTGCGGTTGGACAATATACAAAAATTGGACGAGTAGTAAACATTCAATGCAGTTACACATATACTGCAAAACAATCGGCAACGGGTGATTATGCTTGGATGTCGGGACTTCCATTTACACCACCAGTGAGTAGCGGATTTTTTTATGTTGGAATAAATAATGCTGGCGGTGCAGATACTGCTACATACTCTGCTTTTTTTGGAACAAACAATTTTGTGCGATTTGTAAAAGATCAAAACCAATCTGGTGCTGGTAATATGACTGGCGCTGATTTCCCAGCGGCCACTAGAACTATCACATTCCAAGCAAGTTACATCGTTTAAGAGAACATCATGAGCCTCACAAAAGTTTCTTATTCAATGATTGATGGTGCGTATGTAAACGTGCTGGACTTTGGTGCAACTGGTGATGGTGCAACTGACGATCTTGCTGCAATCCAAGCTGCAATAGATGCAGTTAGTGCAAACAACAGCGATATTTTTTACACCAAAGGTGGAACAGTATTTTTTCCATCAGGAAAGTATCGAGTCACGGGCACAATTTATTTGACCAAGGGTGTTCGGTTGCTTGGCACAATGGCTGGCGCTTCATTTGCATTTAGTTCAAGTACTGCAAACATAAATGCAGCATCAACAATTTATGCTGATTTTTCAACACCAAATACAATCGTGATTGATTCGGTCGGATTTATAACGGCAACTGGTTTGCGACCATCATCCACTACAAATGTTAATGGTAGTGAAATTGGAAGCAACACAATTAACCCAACGCACAGCCCATCGATTGAACATTTACGTGTTACGGCAATGGGAACAGCCGCAAACGTTATCACGGGCGTTCGCATGGCTGGATCGCCTGGCTTTAACATCAACAACGTTGAAGTGCTTTGTGGTAAATATGGAATTGTTGCTCAAGCATCTTGGGGCGCATCAATTCGTAATGTTAACGTTCAAGCCAGTAACGTTGGCATTGCTTTGACCAATGACATAAACAACATTCAAATTGATGAGGCTTACATTACCGTTGGTTCTACGGCAATGACAACGCCATATTTTTATTACACGGGCGATGCTGGTATCCCTTACATAAATCCAACTGCAAACTTAACGCAAACTACGGGACTTTATACACTTTATGCAAATGGCGTAATTAATGCAATTATTACTGAAGGTTCAAATATTGGACTTAACTTTAGGAATTCGGCGTTTACGCTTAACACGCCTTATGCTGAAGCCTTAACAGCCTATTGGACGTTTTGTTATTCAAGTCGATTGATTATGAATTCGTCTGTTCCAGGCATTGGGGCATCTTTAAATCTGTTTTATTTTGCGGCTGGAAGCATTGTTGATGTAAGCGTAAGCAGAGAAACTTTGCCATATTTTGGTGAATATGTTGAATTTTTTGATGATACTGCTTTGTGTCAAGTCGTAATCCACCAATCGCCAAAATCAACCAACAATTACAAAACATTGAAATATGTTTGGTCACAGGAAAACGGTCAACAGTTATTTTTAGCGTCTCCAAATTTATCTGCCAATGCAAATATGTTGGATGATTACGAGGAAGGCGCATGGACGCCGACCATTGGGGACAGCGATGGTATTTTGTGGACGATGACCACACAAAACGGCAGTTACACAAAAGTTGGCAGACAAATTATTGCCCAATTTAGAATTGTTACGACCAGCCAGGGCGCGGTGACCGCTGGTCAATATGCCCATTTGCGGGGTTGGCCTTTTGGGTTGGCCTTTTCAGAAGGCACGTCAACTGGAACAAACATTGCCGTAAAACAAGCCACTTTAACCATCACAGGTGAAACAGGTGGTTTGGCTTTGTTGGGGTCAGGTACATTGGGCAACGGTGTTTATATGTACCAAAACGGTGGCACATCACCGCTTTTAAACAGCGACCTTGGTGCTGCAATTACGATTGAAGGCACAATGGTTGCATTCCAAACCTAAAGGAAAATCATGGAAACGATTAAAACATTTGACATGATTGAGCATCTTGGTGGCGGTGTAGTTGAAGCCCGTGAAGTGCAAAGCATTTTTGACAAAGAAAACAAATTAACATCTTGTTTTTATCATCGGCACGTCATTTACAAAAATCAAGATATAAGCGACTTTCCTGAAGAAGTAAAAAAAGTTTGTATTGAGGCGTGGATTTAACTGTGCCAGTGCAGAACACTGGAAATTGATTTTGATTGGAGTATCAAAATGGCATTAACCAAAGTTGAAATTGTTGATCGCATTGAAGTAATTGAAAATGGCACACTTCAAGTTCGCACTAAAACCGCCATCAAAGAAGATGGTGTAGAAATCAGTAACAAATTTCACCGTCATGTTGTAGTGCCTGGAGCTGACTACAGTACTGAAGATGCAAAAGTGCAAGCAGTTGCCGCATCTATTCATACCGCAGAAGTAATTGCGGCCTATAAAGCAAGCATTGATGCACAAGGAGTTTGATATGTCCACAAATTCACAGATTGCATTTGCACCTCTTGGTGAAACAGTAGTTGTCCCTGCGGCGGCAGTTGCCCCTACTGGCGTTCAGGCGTTAGTTAGCGGAAGACTTGATGCACAGGGCACAGGTCAATACCGAATCATTAACTCAAGCACTTATACGGTTTTTTTGGGTGTTGGTACGACTGCGGCATTGGCTACGGCAAACGCTGTTGAACCAGTATCTGGAAACCCAAGTCCCGCTATCGTGTTAGTGCCTGGGGCTGTGGAGATTTTGCGCTTTGCTCGCACATCGTACTTCAGCGGTCTTGCATCAGCGGCGGCAACTGTCTACATCGTGCAGGGCGAGGGCATTTGATGCTTGAGGATACCGACACACGACTGGCGGTACATGAAGCGGTCTGTGCTGAAAGGTACACCGCCATTGAAAAGTCGTTTGAGTCTGGTTCACAGCGCATGACCCGCATAGAGTATTTGCTTTATGTGGTGATTGCGGCTGTGTTGCTTGGCCCTGGTTTTGCTGGTGAACTTGTCAAAAAAATACTGGGGTTGTAAATTGACCCCATCACGGCATTTGCACTCTGCAAAAGTGCCTATGAAGGCATCAAGGGTTGCGTTGCCGTTTACCAAGAATTAAAGAAAACTGGCAATGACCTAACCAAGATCACCAGCGAGGTTGGTGGTGCATTGTCAAACTTGTTTAAGGGTCAAGCAGAACTTGAATCCAGTCATGAAAAAGCAGAGTTTCAGCGAGAAGAAAACAAACGCAAAGGAATCAAAGACGATCTTGCCACACAAGCCATAGACAATGTGATGTTTCTTCGGCAAACAAAACAGTTTTAAGCCGACCTTGAGAGAATGGTGCGCTGGGAGATGGGGCAACCCGATCTCTGGCGTGAAATTGTTGAAGAATATCAAAAGCTGTTGGACCAGAAATCAGAGCAAGCGGCTCTGGAACTGCATCAAAAGCGGGTGAAAGCATGGCGGCGACAAAGATTAAAAAATCAGATACTGGACAGGGTTCTGGAAACGCTGGCGGTGGTTTTCGTAACAGGATACCTGATATGCCTAATGTGGATGATAAGTCTCAATCATCAGGGTCGTTTGGATACCTTCTGGTCTTAGTCCTGTTTGCACTTGTCTTTGTGTTGGTGTTGCCCCTTGTTGGCATGATGTACATGGATACGATGATTGTAAGGCGAGAAGCCAAGGCTCAGATGGAAAAGGTAGAAAAACTGCGAAAGCAGATTGAAGACGAAAGGAAAAAAGATGATTGATCTCACCAAAGCCATTGCAGCACTTGCCGCAAGCGTTGCCGCACTGGGCGGCAGTTATACACTTGCCGATAAATTTGGCTGGTTTGATCGGGCCATTCTTGAATGGTCGCCAGAGCATTTTAAAATTGTGGCAGAGGCTGGGCAACCCATAAATGTTACTGTTGCACGAATAAAAAAACGGGATGATTGCTCTGTTGAAAGTTTTACCCCAAGCATTCGAGACGCATCAGGCATGGTTCATGAAGCGACCACCACCGCCAGTAGATTCAGTGGTCCAGCAGGGCCAGAAATTGATACATTTACATATCAGTTGACGATGGTGCAAAAAGAAAAGATTGCCAGCGGCAAGGCAACTTTGCTGGCAACCATCAAATACAAATGCCCAGAGGGTGAACGTGTTGTGCAATACCCCCGCCATGCAAATCTAAATTTCGAATTGAAAGGTTAAAAAATGCTCACTCTATTCTCTAGTCTAATAAGTTTCCTTATGGGCGGCCTGCCCAAAATCCTTGAATTCATACAAGACAAGTCTGACAAAAAGCATGAATTGGCGTTGGCGGCAATGCAGACAGAACGTGAACTAACTCTCAAAAAAGCTGGCCTAGAAGCACAAGAGCGCATCGAACATATCCAAACTGAGCAAATACAGATCAATGCAGATGTGCAGATGGCGCAGACTCAGATGCAAGAACGCCAAGCCTTGTACGCTCATGATGTAGCACTTGGTCAAGGTGCATCAACTTGGGTCATTGACATGAGGGCGGCAACCCGTAGCGTCATCACTTACGGAATGTTCATCATGTTTATGTTTGTTGAGGTCTTTGGTTTTTATTACGCATGGCACACAGATGTGGCGTTTGATGTGGCGTTAAATCATTTGTGGGATGATGAGACTCAGATTATCTGGGCTTGCATTGTGTCGTTTTGGTTTGGTGGTCAGGCGTTTAAAAAATGAACATCAGCCCCCAAGCTGTTGAGATGGTCAAGCATCATGAAGGGGTGCGGTTTAAGCCTTACCGTTGCCCAGCAAAACTTTGGACAATAGGAGTCGGTCATGTTTTATACCCAGATCAAGGCAAAATGCCAGTCGATCAAAGAGATGGTTATCAGCTACGCACAGAAGATAATCGCACGTTTTCAGCAGAGGAAGTAAATGCCATTCTCAGAAACGATATTGCAAGGTTTGAGCGTGGGGTCCACACTTTATTTCCTGTCGATCTCAGCCAAGGGATGTTTGATAGCCTTGTTAGTTTTTCTTTTAACTGCGGTCTTGGAACAACCCAGCGTTCAACGCTACGCCAGAAAGTACTTAGAGGCGACAAAGCGGGTGCTGCGGATGAATTCCTGAAGTACACCAAGGGCGGTGGCAAAGTACTGCCAGGGCTGGTTAAACGCCGCCAAGATGAACGAGCGTTATTCCTCCATCCATAACAAGATTTGAACGAATACCCAGGCGACTGCCACCACAACGGCAGCGCCCAGGCACAGGATTAAAAACAAGCCGATCACATAACACCTCGCATTTCCCATCCTGCTAAAAAGTAACTCCATCGGCCTTGCATGGCAGCGTTGACATACCTGCCTTTGTCCATCCTTAAGTCATTTTCTGTGTAGCCTTTGCCCGTCATCAAAGCGATAAATACTTGTCGTGCTTTCATTTCTTCATTCCTCTCACAAAAGCCGCAAAAGATTGCACTGTGTCACGGCCAAACGGTCCAGCAAATTGGTCTATTGCACAAGCCACTTCTTCAAGTGTGTCGTTGCGGTGTAGGTGGACAAATTCAGCAGGGTGTGAGTGCATATCCATGTGGGCGATCTGTCGCTTTCGGTTGCCGCCAGGGTGTTGCCAATGGCCCTGCTTTAAAGCCATTTGCTCAAATGCTTCATCTTCTTCAGTCATATTTTTTCCTTCATTTTTGGGCCGTATGGTTTGTAAAGATTGATAACTCCATCAAGATCAACACACGAATTAGGCCATTTTTGCTGTGAAGTTCTGAATGTAAAAGTGAAGTCATCTGCAACCAATTCCAAATATTTGACGGCATGGTCAATTCCATATCCAATATCAATAATTGAAGGCCAGTTTGGATTTGTATTCCATACGCCACCCACATTTAAAACCATGAGTTCGTTTTTTGTCATATCAACTCCCGTTGTACGGGCACAAACCGCCATTCACGCTCTGACCTGCCTGACTTTGATTTGGTGACTTGCCCAGTCAATTCCACCAAGCCAATCTTGGCTAACTCAGGCAGTCGCCTTGCAACTTGATTGCCATCCAACCCAGTCAACTCAGCGATGCCATCTTTGCCCCTTGCACCGAAACGCTGGAGACAATTTACGATTAGAAAACCGTGCTCGTTAGCCAAATCTTTGGCTAAATCCGCTGCCTGGAATGAGGTCAGCGGGTCAGAATTCCTTGCCCTTGGAAATGTAAGCATGATCAGAACGCCAGATCGTCATCAGGCAAACCATCACGGGATGCACCGCCAAAATCGTTTTTAGGGGCAAATTCACTTTGTTCAAAAACCCACATTTTTCCTGTGAAATCTTTGTAAAGCGGAAGTGAATCAAGCTGAATGGTCATCTTGTGGGTTTTGTCATCCACCCACAAAGTGCCGTGGGTTGTCCAATAAGTTTTGTCAACGCCTTGGACTTTGTAAGTACGGGCGGGAAATTTAATGTCGTATTTCATGGCTGGCTTTCAATGTATTGGTTTAACTGCTGAACTTGGGAATCGACCTCGGCTAAGAATTTGACAATCTCGGCCTCCATCTCGGTGATAAATGCGTTATCACGTTGGATACGGGTCACAAACAACTGTGCCTTGGGCGGCATTCTTGGGTCAAAAACACAGTAATCGTTGAATTTGCGCCCAGTACAAGCCATTTGAAATTGCATTTGTGCAAAGTATTTGGCGGGTACTTTTTGGGTTAGCAAGGTTTCCAGCATTCCCTTGCTTTCGGGACATTTGATTTCTACCATGCCATCATCTCCCACAAGGCCGTCAGGGGACGCACCAGCCATGTCAATCGTGGGATGAGGTATGAACCCCACTTCTTCCACCATAACGCCCTGTGCGGCCTCATAAGCGGCACGTGCAAATGGTTCTTGTTCAACCCCCCATTGCATAGCCTGGGAGGTAAACCCTTCGGCTTTGGTTTGGGTAATGCGTTCAAGCACTAATTGGGTCATGTAGCTATCCCGACTTGCGGAATAGCCTGTTTTGGTTTTAGCCATAACGTCATTGACCCTGCTGGCGGTGACCTTGCCCAAACGGGCAGCAAACCATTCTTCTGTGCGTTGTTCGTCACTCATGCTTTTTCCTTTGCTTTGGCAATACGATCTGCCTTGGCTTTGATGACTTTGGCAATCCAAATCTGATCGCCCTTGCAAGCGTCATACGCTGATTTGTAGGCGGTTTGCAACTCCTCCTTGTTTGCGCTGGCATCGATGGCGGCTATGTGATCTGCCATCATTCCAGCGTCAATTTGTGGTGCAGGGCGGCTGGCGGCTACGCCATCATCATCATCAGAAGGTGCAAGGCCGCTGGCAGTGAGCAAAGAATAGCGCCGAGCATAAGAAAGTGCCGAGCCAAAACCCATAGCATCGTGTTTGCTTGCTGGGACATGGAGTAAGCCGCACTCCATCACTTCCCCAGATTCATGCACAAAGATCGTTTCGACCATCACCCCGTCTTTGCATTCGTAGGTGCGCTGAATAAGACCTATGTTGTTGGCGTTTAAAGCTCCCACAACAGCGTCAATGCAACTGGAGAGGTCTGCATACTTGGATTTGAAATGGGGGTTTACAGACGTTTTTAGCGCCTTGCCAAACTGTGCCTGTGCTTTGACAAAAGCGGTGGCGATTTGTTTTCCGATTGGGGTTTCCATTATTCTGAGTCCTTTGCGATGAGTTGGGTTTCGAGGTCTTTGATGTATTCCTGTGCAATCAGATCGGTCTGGATGTAATTCCGCAAGTGGGATTCCAAAAGCCCAACGTGATAGGCCAAGCGGTTAGCGGGTGGTTCGCCAAAATACTGTTTGTCTGCCACATCTTTGATGGCCTCAATGATTTGGTCTGCGTTCATTTCATGGTCTCCAAATAAAAATATCAAGGGCCAGCACAATCAAGGCAACCAGGGCCAAAACCCTGATAACTTTGTCGCCAGTGGAATGTTTGGCAACATGAATTTCAATTGCCGCACCATATTCCACAGTTTTGTGGAATGCCTCATTCATCGTTCTGGGGTGTTTCATCATCGTCCTTGGTTGGTTGATCGTCAGGGTTGAAGTTCGTGTTGCGGGTGAGGATTTGACCCCACCGCCATTCCTCATAATCTTCTGCGTACATGGTTAGCTTTGGAAGATTTGGCAATGGCATCTTTGTTTCACCATCAACGAAAGAAATCCAAGTGCTTTGGTGATTGAAGTGAACTCCATGCGCGACCAATCACCTTGTGTATTTGTTCTGCTGAATTCAACAATGTAAGTATGTTTCATCATTACTCCTAAAAGACCCTTATGCGTTGTGCTAGGGCATGGCGTGATTATCAGCTAACTTATATATCCTAGTCAAGCGTAAGGGTATTAGCGCCCTAATGTAGAATCCAAGAATGAACAAGGACAAATTTATTGCATTGGCAGGGTCACAGACTGAGCTTGCCAGAATCTTGGGCATCCACCAATCGGCGGTTTCCCAATGGAAAACTGTCCCCCAGGCAAGGATTTGGCAATTGATGGTGTTGCGTCCAGCATGGTTTTCATAGTAAAATTGCATCAAACACGGCTAGGGTAGCTCCCGAAAAGACGATTCTTTCACCGTCCTGCCATCAGTGTTTCAGTGAAAGCAACCTATGAAAGCAAGGTTAAACAGTGGCAACACTCACCCTCAAAAAGCCAAAACCCATTGGCGAAATCCCCCTTGAAAATATAGCTTTAAAGTTTGTCGTTATGCGGCAAGCTAGGTCAACCAAGTCGTTTAGGTTCACCTGCTACCTAGACTCATTTGATGAGGCATTAAAAGAAGCCTCCAGGCTTGCCAAAAGCACTCAGACCGAAAGATTCCTTGTTTTGCAAGTGCATGGCTTTGCAGACTGGCGGCCATGATGCACTACTACAAACGAAATCTTGGCGACTATGCAAAGAAAGCTGGTCGTTTAACTATGTTGCAGCACGGTTCGTACACGCTTCTTATTGATTCGTGCTATGACCGTGAAATATTCCCTACGTTAGAGCAAGCACTTGAATGGACTTGGGCATCGACAGAGGCAGAGGTTGAGGCTGTAAAGTTTGTTTTATCTAGGTTTTTCACGCTTGATAAAGATGGCTGCTATGTGCAAGACAGAATTCTGCAAGAGTTGCTTGAATACCATGCTAAAGCAGATACAAACAAACGAATCGCTATTGAAAGAGAAACCAAGCGTAGGGAAAAAAGCACGAACCGTGAACAAAGCGTAAACGAACCTCCACCTAACCAAGAACCAAGAACCAAGAACCATAAACCAGTAACCAATATAAATACAACGCCTGAAGGCGTTTCACAATCTGTTTGGCAAGACTTTGTTTCACACCGAAAAGCCAACAAAGCCTCAATTACTCAAACTGCGATATCTCGAATTGCTAACGAGGCTGAAAAAGCAGGTTGGACACTTGAGCAAGCATTAACCGAATGTGTGGCTAGGGGGTGGAGGGGGTTTAAGGCTGACTGGGTTGCTGAAAAACAGACGCAAAATGGCCTAACAAAAACAGGGCAGCGCAATGCCACTGTCTTGCAAGGCTTAACCCGCGGATTACTTGGAGGACAAAGCAATGTCAAATTACTTGCAAAATGATTGCACCCAAGATGAGGGGCTGGACTACATCTTTGGTCGCATGAGTGCCATTTACGGTGCATCCTTTTTGCGGCATTGGGAAGGGGTCGACCTTGATCTGGTGCGGCAAGAATGGAAACAGCAGCTTGGGCGGTTTTTAACTTACCGACCCAGCATGGATTACGCCATTGATCGACTCAAGGGTGAATTTCCTCCAAGCGCCATCACTTTTCGCGAATATTGCAATGCAGGGCCAAACATTCCGCGGGATGAGTTGCAGATCATCTACGAACCAAAGCCTGTTGACCCTGAAGTGGTTGCAGAGGCTAAACGCAAACTTGCTGAATTGAGGTCAAGATGGACGAAATAGAAAAGTTGATGTGTAGCGTGCCTGGTTGCAATAAACGCTGGTCAGTAAAAATTGATGCCCCAAAATGCTCAGACCATCAATGGTCAGACAAAAAGCCAGCTACCAAGCGGGACATTGGAACATTGATGCCCAGCACCAAACCTGTGAAACATTGGATGGATGATGGGGATATATTTTGAATTATTTTCAAGCACATGAAATTTTGGAGCGCGTAAAGCATGGATACCGACCACCTATTGAAACCATCAACCGAGCGTTATGCCTCACTGGAGACCTTGACTTCCCACTATGCCCAACTAGCAATGACGAAGGGATGGTTGGATTACACCCGGCACAGAGTCAAGGAATTGCGAGATTCGAACGAAATGTGGAAAGACCTTCCGCGCATGGTGAAAGAACGGATTGAGCAATTAAAAAAGCGGAATGTAAAAAAATGAGATATGCCGCCAGGGTTGATGCCAACCAAAGACAAATCATCACAGCATTGGAAGCTGCTGGCGCTTATGTCTGGGTCATTGGCCTACCTGTTGACCTTTTGGTTGGATACAAGAACCACACCTTTCTGGTGGAATGCAAAAGTGGCCCCAAAAGGCGTTTAACGGCCCTACAAGCGGACTTTTTTGAGAATTGGTCTGGTAGTACCTTGGCAAGAATTGATGGCCCTGACGGGGCTTTACGCATGATTGGAGTTTTGAAATGAGAATTGTTTGCTGGTTTAGCTGCGGTGCGGCAAGTGCGGTGGCGACAAAACTAGCCATTGCCGAAAACGCTGGCAAATTGCCTTTGGTCATTGCTTACACCGAAGTCATTGAAGAACACCCAGACAACAAACGATTTCTAAAAGAATGCGAAAAATGGTTTGGTCAAGAAATACAGATTTTGGGCAATGATTTTTATGGCAGGTCAATTTACCGAGTTTTTGAAAAGAATTACATCCGAACCCCAAAGGGTGCGCCATGTACTAGATCGTTAAAAAAACAAGTGCGTGAACGATTTGAGGAACCAACAGACCGCCAAGTGTTTGGGTACACAGCAGAAGAACAAACAAGGCTAGATAGGTTTATTGATGCCAACAATGATGTGAACATTTGGACTCCATTGATTGACAAAGGATTGTCTAAAGAAGATTGCCTTGCCATGCTGGAAAACGCCAACATTGAATTGCCAGCAATGTACCGCCTTGGGTATCACAACAACAATTGCATAGGGTGCGTGAAAGGTGGCATGGGTTACTGGAACAAAATAAAAGTGGACTTTCCCAAACATTTTGACCGTATGGCTAAATTGGAAAGATTTAAAAAACAAACCATTTTTAAAGACAGATATTTGGACGAATTGAAGCCAACAGACGGCAATTACCCCGAAGAACAAAACATTGAATGTTCAATTTTTTGCCAAATGGCAGAACAGGAATACAAATGAAACCAGAAGAAGCAGCGCAAGACATACGCAACAAAGCCCGAGCCTATGGCGATGCCAAAGCCCAGCGGGTTTACCTTGAAGAATTCCGCAAGTCAAAAAAAGCCCTTTTGATGAAAGATGCCCTGCAAATGGGCTACGAGGCAGCAAACGCCCAAGAACGCGAGGCTTACGCCGACCCCGAATATCACACCCTGTTGAAAGGGCTGGCGGCGGCAATAGCCCAGGAGGAAACCCTGCGCTGGGAAATTGAGGCATCAAGGCTAGATGTCGAAATTTGGCGGACTCGAGAGGCCACCAACCGAATGCAAGACAGGGCGCACCAATGATTCACTATCATGGAACGCCAATAACGCCCATGAAAGCCATAGAAACTATGGGCGGCAAGCATTTCTGTGTGTCCTATGCAAGACCTGATGATTTGCAAAGGTGCTTGCGCTTGGGTCAGTCTTTGATGCTGGACAATGGGGCATTTAGTGCCAAAACCCGTGGTTTGACCTTTGACATTGATGGATTCTATGAATGGGTTGAACCTTTGCTGGCGCATCCACATTGGGCTGTTGTGCCAGATGTGATTGATGGGACCGTTGAGCAACAACGGGAAATGGTCAAAACATGGCCTTTCCGCAAAGAATTTGGCATACCTGTATGGCATTTGGGCTTGCCAATATCCTATTTATTGGAACTGTGCGACACCTGGGGGCGGGTTTGCTTTGGGTCTGCTGGCGAATTTTGGCAGATTGGCACGACAAAATGGTGCGGGAAGATGGACGAAGCCTTTAATGCCATGACAAACACTTTTGGGCGGCAATTGCCTTGGGTGCATGGGTTAAGGATGCTGGGACTGTCTGCTGGCCCTTGGCCCTTGGCTAGTGCTGATTCCACCAATGTGGCACTACATCACGCCGAAAAACAGGTTT